ATAAAAATTTAATTGATAAATTATATTCTTTAGATTTATCAAATACTGATTATGATATTCTTGGTAATGCTTATGAAGAAGTTATCCAAGATATTATGACAGGTAAAATATTAGGACAATTTTTTACCCAACCATTAATTAAAAAAATGATGGTCAAATTAATTAATCCACAAATATTCCCCGATGGAAAAATAGAAACTTGCGGAGATCCTACAATGGGAACTGGTGGATTCTTAATTAGTTATTTAAAATATATTATACAACAAGCAAATATAAAAAATATAAAACCTGATTGGAATTATATAAAAACATATGGAATATATGGTAAAGAAGTAGAACCTGATACATACATGTTGGCAGTTTCTAATATGTTAATTTCTTCAGGTCATATGTTTGAACAATTGGAAAGAGGAGATAGTATTCGTAATCCTATAACTTTAAAATTCGATAATATTTTAGCCAATCCACCTTTTGGAATTAAAGGATTAAAATATGATGATATTCATCATATTTTAAAAAATGAATATATCCCAATTAGAACAGATAATGCGGTATCCTTATTTATTCAAGCAATTATTTATATGTTAAAGATTAATGGAAAATGTGCAGTTGTTTTACCAGATGGACAAGATCTATTTTCAAAAACAAATATAACATTAATATTAATAAGAAAATATCTTATGAAAACATGTGATTTAAAAGAAATAATATATTTACCATCAGGAATATTTACATATACGTCTATAAAAACATGTGTTTTTTATTTTATTAAAAAGAAAGAAGGAACTGATGTGTTAGAAACTAATTTTAACATAACTAAAACTAATAAAGTTTTGGGTAAAAATTATAAATTTATTGATACTCATGAAACTAAACAAGTACAATTTTATGATTATAATCTCTATGAAGATATAAAAAAATTATTAATTGAGGTTTCTATAGAAAAAATAATAAATAATTCATACTCTCTTAATTATACAGAATATATTAATAATGAAAAAGAAATATATAATGAGAGTATTATTATAAAAACATTAGGAGAAATATGTGAATTTATGCCAAAGAGTAAAAGACAAGCCTCTTATGGAAATACTGAAGGATTATATCCATTTTTTAAAAGTTCAATAAAAATAGATAGCTATGTTGATGAACCTGATTATACTGAAGAGAGTTTAATAATTGGTGATGGAGGAGAACCAAATATAAATTATGGTATTAAATTTTCAACAAGTGATCATTGTTATGTTCTTCAAAATATAAATAAATTATTATTAAATCTAAAATATGCTTATTATTATTTATATCATAATTTAACTATAATGAACCAATTATATACAGGGGTAGCAATTAAAAATATTTCAAAAACAAATATAGAAAAAATTAAAATTCCTATTCCATCAATTGAAAAACAAGAAGCAATAATAAAATATTTAGATTTCATATATGAAAAAACAAATAAAATAAGCCAAGATAAAATTAATTATTTGAAACAATTAAATAATTTTTGTTTGGATAATCAAAAATTATTTGGTGAAAATGAAATAAAAACACTTGGAGATATATGTGATATAGATAAAAATGTTAAAAAACATTCAACAGAACATGGAAAAACAAAAGGACAATATAAATTTCATACAGGAGGTGCTAGAACTAATTTATATGTAGATAATTATGATATTGAAGAATTATATATTATACAAAATCGTACAAATGGTTCTGGAAAATGTAATTTATTTTTAGATAAAAAATTTAGTCTTGCCAAACAAACAATGGTTTATATTGCTAATAATAAAAATGAAAATACTACTAAATATATATATTATTATTTAAGTGCAAATATTAGTATTCTTGAAAAAGGATTTATAGGTGCAAATCATAAAAATATATCTCATGATTATTTAGAAAAAATATTAATTTGTATTCCATCAATTGAAAAACAAAAAGAAATTGTTAATTATTGTGATTATAATGTTATATTAATTAATCAATTAGAAAAAGAAATTGAACATAATAAAATACAAGCACATAATTTTATTAAGAATATTTTAAAATCAAAAAATATAATAGAAAATACAAACTTAAATAATGATGAATAATATATTATTTTATTATAAATATTAAAATATTTTATATGAAATATATAGTAGTATCATATATAATTAATATTTAGTACAATCTTATTAAAAACATAATAATAAGTTATTATTATCGCTTTCTTATTTATTTATTATTATATTATTAAAAATAATATAAGCTTATTACTAATTAATTATTATATTACACAAATTATAAGTTTTAATATTTTAATTAATTAATAATAAATATGTCTAGATTATATTATTGGACATGTTTATTATCATCTGTTCGGATTACTGTTTATTATAACCTTATTGAAAATAATAATTAATGGATATGTTTATTATCATCAGTTTTTTTTATTGTTTATTATCAATTTATTTAAAAATTAAAAACTAATAATTTAAATTGTAGTTCATATTATTTTATTTAAAAGAACTTCGTTTATTGATTTAATAATAATTTAAATAATAAGTAAATTAATAATAAACAAAAATTAATTTAATAATTAAGACGCGCTAATTATAATAATAAACATATATAGGAAGCCAATTTATTTATAGGAATTTTATTTATTATTTTCAATAAGGTTATAATAAACATATTCAATAATATTATTATTTATAATATTTTATCAAAATTATAAATTATAATATACATATTTATTGTTATTTTCAGAGAAATTATAAAATTTTAGGAAAAAATATGAAATTAATTTAAATCTTAAATTAAAATATTTTATAATTTCTCTAAAAATAACAATAAATAATTATTTATTTTTGACTATAATAATTGTAGTTATTAATAAAACTTTCTATTATCATAATACAAATATCATTAGGTTTAATAATTTAAATATAATAATAGAAACTTTATTATTATTATTTTCAGAAAAATTAAACTGCATTCCAAAAATTTCAGAAAAATTAAACTAAACTACGTTCCGTTCCAAAATAATTTATAAATCTTAAATTATTGCATCATCAGAGAAATTATACAAATTTAAAAAAAATAAAATAAACTACGTTTCGTTTTATTCTCGTTTTTAAAGAAAATAGCAATAAATATTTTAATTTATAGTTTAAAAAATTATTTTGGAACGCAGTTTAATTTTTCTGAAAATAATAATAAATAAACAAAGTTAACGAAGTTCCCATTTATATAATAATTTAAAATTAAATAATAAAAAAAATATAAGATAATAAATATGTCTATTTAAAAAAATAAGTTTAACTTAGTTCAAAATAATAAATTCTATCATCAGTGTTTATAAAACTCATTAACGGAGATAATACTTTATTAGTAGTTCTTTCCAGATTTACGGAAAAATAAGAATTATATTTATTTTTTAATATTTCAGTATATTTAATGAAACTATATAATGGATATAATTCTAAATTAGTTAGTAAATTATTATAAATAGTATTAGTTTCATTAGATAAATATATATTTATTCTTTTCTTATATATATCATTATTGATATTTGATATTTTTATTACTATATCATTATCTAAAATAATTTTTTTATTTAATGATAATTGATATTGTAATATATCTTGTTTTAATGTTCTATTAAAATCACCTCCAATATATATTTCATGTATAATAGTATTTTCTAAATTTTTAATTTTATTTAAAATATTATAAATAGGATCTTGGACTGTTCCTAATATATCAGGAATATTATAATTATTTAATATAGTTTTAAGTGCAAGATCATTTTTATATATAAAGGTATATCTAGATTTTTGACTATATTTAACATTAATAATTAATTTTTTTTTACCTGTTTTAATACATAGAAAAATATTATATATATAATTAATATTATCATGAAAAATATTTTTTATATTTATATTTTCATCTATTGTATATAATGTTTTCCTATATAATATAATATTAAAATTATATGTATCATCATATGAATCATCATTATCATTCATATAAATTGAAAATTGAGTTAAATATTTTAATGTAATTATGTTATTATTTTCTATTAATTTTCCTGTTTTTATAACTGATTTTAATAAATTTAAAAATTTTTTATTACATTCTTGTATTAATATAAAATGATAATAACGCATAAACCAATTAATAAATTTTAATAAATTTCCGTATTTTCCTTTTATATTTTTACCTAATTTTGTAGCATCAATATTGTTTTCTATATTTACTGTTGCTACCTCATCATTTATAGTTATTAAATCATGATCCGTTATATATGGAATATTTAATAATTTTCCATAATATTCTATTCTATTACAAGCTTTGATCATTTTATTAAATTTATCATAATAAGGTAATAATGATAATTCAATTGGCGGCGGAGGTAATTTATTTGGCATAGGTAAATAATTATCTAATGGGGGATATGGTGGTGGTAATGGATATATACTTGTAAATAAAAATAATAGTATATTTATTATTAATGAATATATAACAATTAAAGGATGATTATATAATTGTGTGTTTGCTGATATAATTGATAGTATATTTGGTGGTTTACTTGCCGGTTTACTTAATGGTATAATTGATGGTATTTGTGGTGGTGATGGTGGTTTACTTTGTGGCGGTGGTGGATATCTTGGTGGAGCAGGTGGTTTACTTTGTGGTGGTGGTGGATATCTTGGTGGCGCTGGTGTTATCTTAGTTTCCATATTATTATAATTATTTGATATATGAGGTATTACTAAAGATTGTTTAGTAGGTTTATAAGATGGAGGTGGTGGAATAGTTTTTAATAAACACTTATCACATTTATTATGTAAATAATTATTTATATTTTTATGAAAGCAAAATACACAGGAATCCATAGGAATACAACAATATATAAATAAAGGCTTGAGCCAAAATGGCTACGGTGGTTTAGTAAAATAATAATAAAAAAATAAAAAATTGATTTATCAATTTTTTATTTTTTTATTATTATTTTACTAAACCATCCCTAATGAAAATATTTTAAATAAATAAAAAAATAAATAACTTTGTTATTTATTTTTTTATTTATTTAAAATATTTTCATTACGGTAAAATTTATATTTAAAAATAAAAAATAAAAAATTGATTTATCAATTTTTTATTTTTTATTTTTAAATAAACGAAGTTCCAAATTTTATCCCAAGTTAAAAAAAATAAAAATAAACTTCATTTATTTTTATTATTGAATATGTTTATTATTTATTGCTAGTTATAATTAGTATTTATTATAACCTTATTGAAAATAATAAATAAAGTTTCTATAAATAAATTATGCTTTCTATATATATTTATTATTATAATTTATAATTAGATCCTTCTTAATTAGTAAATTATTTTTTATTTATTATTAACATATAACCCTAATTAATAAATAAAGTTCTTATAAATAAATTAATAGGAACCTCAATTATTTAAATTATTAGTTTTTAATTTTTAAATAAACTGATAATGAACAGTAAATATAATGAAAATAAACATGTTCTATTTTTTAATATTTTTATTAGGGATAGTTTAGTAAAATAATAATAAAAAATATTTTAAATAAATAAAAAAATAAATAATAAAGTTATTTATTTTTTCATTTATTGACATGTTTATTATTATCTATTCGGTTTAGTATTTATTATAACCTTATTAAAAATAATAATAATAATTAATATAGAACATGTTTATTATTGTCAGTTATGATTAGTGTTTATTATAACATTATTGAAAATAATACTATAAATTGGGTTTCTTATATATTTATTATTATAATTAATAATTAAATAATCTTAATTATTAAATTATTTTTTATTAATTATTAAGGGTGCTTTATTAAATTTGTTTATTATCAAAATTAAAAGTTTTAATAATAATTTTAATTACGTAAATTATTATTAAAACCAATAAACAAAGTTCCTTTAAATAAAATAATAGAAAACTTCATTAATCTTAATTTATTAATATTTTTAAATAAACTGAAAATAAACAGTAATAGAAAAAAAATATAATAAATATATCCATATTAAATATTTTCATTAGGGATGATTAACAAAAATAAAAAATTGATAAATCAATTTTTTATTTTTTATTTTTTTTAACTTGGGATAAAATTTATATTTAAAAATAAAAAATAAAAAATTGATAAATCAATTTTTTATTTTTTATTTTTAAATATAAATTTTACCGTAGCCATTTTGGCTCAAGCCCACAACGTTATTCTGATGACTACTCATACTGTATTTATAAATAAATCTGATGTATTCCCGTATACTTATATGTTTTGTCAAAAATTTATAAAAAATATTAATACTACAGATACTACAACTAAAATAGATTTAAATAATAACAAAAATAATATACCATTGTGGAATCGTAGTGTATATAAAGCGTTAAGTTCTATTAATTATGGTATATATGGATTATTACAAGATAAAACAATTAAACGATCTAGACGAAATAATAAAGATATTGGACTATCATTTATAAATTTTTGTGTATATGTTTCAAATAATACTATTTTTAACACATGTTCACATACATTTTTAATAAACACAAATTTATATTGCTATGAATTTGGTAGATCTATATTAGAATGGCATTCTATGTCTAATAATATTTATAATAATAAATTTGATGTTCCAATAATATATTTTGATCAATTAATAATTGATAATATTAGTAAAATATTATTATCAATTATTGATGAAGAACAACACTTAAATATTAATGAGATTCGGGTAATATATATATATTATATACATAGTGATGATCAAAAAATATATACTACTATCTAAAAAATATTTTTATTTATTATTCTTATTTTCATAAATTTTAATAATTTATCTGACAATAGTAATATATTGATATAATATAATTTTATATGCTTCAAAAGTATCTAAAAATACTTATTTATTAGATTCTATTATTTTTTTTTTTACTAAATTTAAATTAATATTTTCTAATTTACTTAAACGCGCCCATTATAAACAAGTAATTAAATATTATAACTTTACTTATTTTAAATAAACGAAGTTCCAAATTATATTCATATTTATTAGGGCATTCTTTAGATTTTATATAGCAATTTTATTACAAATATTTTTTAGTTTTATAATTATAATAATAAACAAAGTTTTCATATATTGAATAAAAATATTATTTTATAATAAACTAAATATAACTAATGTTAGTTTGATTATTATTATTTTCAATAAAATTATAATAAATATATCAATATTATTATTTTTCTTAAAATAACAAATAAATATTTTTAAAAATAACAAAATTTATAAATTCTAATTAATCAATTTATAAATAAATGTTTTATAACTTGATATATTTTTATGATTTTACTATTGATATTATTTTATTATCATTTCTTAAAGATTCATCAACATAACGTAATGCATAACTATCAAATCTTACTGCGGTTAAAGCTACTTCTCTATCACTACGCAAATTATTACTGGCATAACTTAAAGCATACTTATTATTAGCTACCGCAATTAATACAATATCTTTATCATTTTGAAGATCTTTACTAGCAAATTCTAATGCATTTCCATTATATCTCACGGCAGTTAATACTACTTCTTTATCACCGCGCAAATTATTACTAGCATATTCTAAAGAATATATACTATTAGCTACAACAATTAATATAAATTCTTTATCAGATCTCAAATTTTCATTAGCATAGTATAATGCACGTCCATGACATTTTACTGCAGTTAATACTACTTCTTTATCTTTAAGGAAATTAATATTTACATATTTCAAAGCAAATATACTAGTAGTTACAGCAATTTTAACAATTTCAATATCATTCTGTAAATTTTTATTAGCATAGCGCCATGCATATCCATTATTTTTTACAGCAGCTAATACAACTTCCCGATCGTCTTGAAACTTATATGCATATTGTAATGCAGTGCCAGATCTAGCAACAGCCATTAATATAAGGTTTCTATCTTCAAGTATATTTTTACTAGCATATTCAATAATATGTCCTTCATATTCTATAGCTATTTTTGCTAGATCTTTATTTTCACGCATTTCATAACTTGCATATTTATATGCGGTACCTATATTTTCTACAGCTTTAAACACTATTTCTTTATCATTATGTAAACTAGAATTAGCATATTTTAAAACGGTACCTGTATTAGATACGGCAGCTAATACACATTCTCTGTCAGAAAGTATATTATTATTAGTCACATATGATAAAGCATAACCATAAATATTTAATATTGGTAGCATTAGGTCACGATTATTAAGACAACCTTCAAAAAATATTTTTGATATTTTAGTCATTCCTTTTATATTTATAGTATGTTTTAAAAATTCAATAATTTTTATTATATAATATTTAAAGTCTGGTAAATCTAATTTACAATTATACCTATACCCCAAATAATTATTATATGTTTTTATAATAATAGATAGCGTTATATTATTTGTGTTTTCTAATGATTTTATATAATTATCTAATATATCTGTGTTAAAATGTTTTAAATAATCATATATTAAACCATTAATAGTAATTCCAAATGTTTTTTCTTTATTTAAATTTTGAATAATATATTTTATAATTTGTTTAGATTTTTCTTCAACAGGTAAATTATTATAAATATAGAATGTGCATAATAGGCTTCCACTTATAATATAAATCATACATTTCGTGTGATTGTCTATTAATTGTTGTAACATTTATACTAATTCTTAAGAACTAGTATTTTTAAAGGATAATTATTTATATTTTTATGAAAGCAAAATACACAGGAAGCTATAGAAATACAACAATATATAAATAATAGCTTGAGCCAAAATGGTTACGGTGGTTTAGTAAAATAATAATAAAAAAATAAAAAATTGATTTATCAATTTTTTATTTTTTTATTATTATTTTACTAAACCATCCCTAATGAAAATATTTTAAATAAATAAAAAAATAAATAACTTTGTTATTTATTTTTTTATTTATTTAAAATATTTTCATTACGGTAAAAATTATATTAAAAAATAAAAAAATAAAAAATTGATTTATTAATTTTTTATTTTTTATTTTTAAATAAACAAAGTTCCCAATTTTATCCCAAGTTAAAAAAAAATAATAAAAATAAACTTCATTTATTTTTATTATTGAGTATGTTTATTATTATAACCTTATTGAAAATAATAAATAAAGTTTCTATAAATAATTTATGCTTTCTATATATGTTTATTATTATAATTTATAATTAGATCCATCTTAATTAGTAAATTATTTTTTATTTAATATTAACATATAACTCTAATTATTGGTTTTAATAATAATGTTAATTATTTAAATTATTATTAAAACTAATAAATGAAATTCTTATAAATAAATTAATAGGAACCTCAATTATTTAAATTATTAGTTTTTAATTTTTAAATATACTGATAATGAACAGTAAATGTAATGAAAATAAACATGTTCTATTATTTAATATTTTTATTATGGATAATTTAGTAAAATAATAATAAAAATAAATTTTACTACCATAATAAAAAATATTTTAAATAAATAAAAAAATAAATAATAAAGTTATTTATTTTTTCATTTATTGACATGTTTATTATAATCTGTTCGGATTAGTATTTATTATATCTTGATTAAAAATAATAATAATAATAATTATTGTTATTTTCAGAAAAATTAAACTAAACTATGTTCCGTTCCAAATTTTTTAAACCATAAATTAAAATATTTTAGAATAGATCATAGTTTATTTTATTTTTTTTAAAATTTGTATAATTTTTCTAATGATGCAATAATTTAAGATTTACAAATTATTTTATAATTTTTCTGATATTTTTGGAACGCAGTTTAATTTCTCTAAAATAGCATTAATTAGTATCTAGATAAATATTTTTTATTTATAAATAAATGTTGTTTCTTATTTTAAGTTTCTAGATAAATATTATAGATATATAAATAATTAATTATTAAGTTTGTTAGAAAAATATGTTAGATTTATAAATAAATATTGCTATTTTCAGAAAATCATAAAAATTTTTATATTTTTCTAATATTGAGAATAAATTAATTTTTGGAATAAATATAATTGGACATATTTATTATTAATTTATGGAAGTTCATTTAGTACACAAATTATTAGTTTAAATAATAACTTCAATTATTTAAATTATTATTAAAATCAATAATTTAAATAAACTGATATATGTCAATTAATAATTATATATTTGTATTATTTATTTGTGTTTTCAAAAACCATAAATAAATTATATGTTTATCTAATTGAATTATTATTATTAAAAATAATAAAAAATAATAAAGCTTATTTATTTTATATGTTTATTTAATTATTGCTATTTTCATAGAAATTATAAACATTTCAAAAAAATTATAATATAATTATGTTAAACCATAAATTAAAATATTTTATAATTTTCTGAAATTTTTATAATTTATCTGAAAACAATAATAAATAATTTTTATTTATATTATTCATTTTTATTAAATAATTTTATTATTATTTTTAAGATTATAATAATACTAATGCAAACTATAAAATAAAAAATATTTATTTATTAAAAATTAAGCTATATATTTTTTATTTTTGGTTTCTCTGAAAATAGCTATAATTTGAAATAAACATTATTATAAATTTAACAAATTAATAAATCATTTTTATTTTACTAATTTATTGATGTTCCACTTTATTATATAGAATCTTGTTTATTAACTATTTTTATAAAAAAATGTAATAATTATATATTAAATTTATTTATTATATATATATATATATAATGTTAATTGAAATAATTATTATATTAATCTTAATCTTACTTATTTTATTTATGATTTCATCATGGAACCCTTTTAATAAAATATCTAATTTTTTTAAATCACTAAATATAAAACCTAACAATTAATAAATATATTAAGACTTAAGAAAAATTATATGGAACTAAACATAGTTCCGTATATTCATTTTATATTTAATTTATTAATAAACAAAGTTAACGAAGTTCCCCATTTTTAAAATATTATGTATAATGATTTATTTATTGCTATTTTTAGAGAAATTAAAATGCATTCTAAAATATGAACTGTATATTATTAATGACCTATTATATAGATATTATAAATCTAGGGAACTACTTTTATATTTCATTATTCAAATAAAATGCCTATAAAAAATATAAACAAATTTCCAAAATCAATAATTTATAAATGGATTAATAATTATAATTATTATTTCGAGAATACAAAACAATTAATTATAACTACATATAACAAAATTACAAAAAAATATAAACATTTGTATGAACGGTAAAACAGTATTATCTGCTATAAATAAAGATAATTTTATTTCAAATAAAATTATTAATGGTTCTGTTAAATGCAATAATTATTTATTATTTTTTAAATAAAACTTAAAAATATTTAAATATAAAACTATATTACATGATAATATATGAATCCATCAATCAAAACTTTTAAAAGAATAAAGCTTTGCTTCCTGTAAGAATAATCATAATTAAAATATCTACCTCTTTACACACTCTATTATAATCCTATTTAGTCTTTTATTAAATGTAATCACTATTCAGAAAATTAAATCAAATATTATGAAGATATAAATTATACAAAAAATAATATAAATAAAGCATTACAAATAATTTTATTAATTATTCATTAAATTAGAAATTGTTATGTTTATTAATAATTATAAAAATTAAGTTATTAATTTTTATAATTATATCTACTAGTATATATACAAATATAGTGCGTTTGGAAAAAAAATAAAATGTTTTATATTTAGAATGTTTATAAATATAATTTCAGAAACTCCATTTATATAAAAAAAAATATAAAATTATTAGATTAAGTTATATTTATTTTTCATAACTATGTATTATTTTAAATAGAAATAATTAATATTCTTATATAACTTAATTTATTCTATAAGATAATATACATGTATATATAATTTTTCTGAAAATAGTAATAAATAATGATATTTTTATCTAAAACTATTTATATATTATGAATAATTATATTAATAAATATGTAAAATATAAAAAAAAATATTTAAAAAATAAATATAATTTAAAGGGTGGATTTAAATTATCTGATGATAAAAATCCTGAATATATATATCCAAAGTTTATAACTTATTTAAAGAAAAAAGTATATAAAGACCCTACCCAGTTTAAAGACAAAATAGATAGTGTAGTTTATTATAAAACACTATTTAAATTTATTAATAATTATTTAGAAAATATGAGTCAACAAAATTTTGATAAAATTGTAGAACTTATATCTTATAATACTACACATATTAAAGAATATCAAATATATTATAAAAATTCAGATGATAATATAAGTGATAATATAATTGAGAATGATATATATTTTATATGTAAATACTATATATATTGGTATATTTATAATATAACAATTAATACTACCTTTAGTTTAATAGATTTTTTTAATAAATATTATAATATATCTGATGAACTTTTAAATATAATATTAAATTATAGGAATATTTTTAATGATACCAATATAAGTAATGAAAATATTAAATCAATAATTAAGATTTTTAAGAATGATGGTGAGATTACATCATTAGAACAAAATTATAATAGTTTATTATCTTATATTTTTATATTCCAAACTGATATTTTTCAATATAAAAAAATTATAATATTTATTAATAATTATTTTAATGTATTATCCGAAGATAATTTACAAAAAATAATAGATAGTGTATTATTAGATAGAGAATTAAAAATAATGTATGATGAGTTAGATGGAGAAGAAATTAATATTAAATTATGTAAGATAGCAAAAGTATGTATATACAAAATTATAGAAATTCATGATATTAACGATTTACCTAAGTTTATTGATGATTATTTTATTATGTCTAAAGATAATATAGACATATTAATTAATTTATATAAAAATGATAACATAGATATAGATGATAATAATCTTAAAGAAATAATAAAATCTTTCTCATCTTGTGAAAAATTAAAAATATTAATAGATTTTATTATAAATAATGAAACTAAGAAAGAGTTAATTTTATTTCTTATAAACAAATATATGAAACCAAATGAAAATTATCATATAAATTATTCATCATTTATATTTTTAGTATTTATATTAGAAATTGATTTTTTTATATCAATATATTGTATGATACCATATAATCATTTTGAGGAGAATGTAAGACCAACAAATTATAAATTATATGAAGATATAGATTTAACATCAAATAGTGATATAAAAATTAATAATAATTTTAAATTATCCTGGATACATAATAGAGAACCTAGATATAGATATACATATCCAATATATAATAAGCTATTAGACGAACATATTATAGATATTTTAAATAAATATTTAAAATATATTGAAAATATGTATGAAAGATTTATTACTATTATATATGATAATTTATCTGATGATGATAAGCTAAATTTTTATAATACTGAAAAATCTATAATACCAAATTATCAACATTTAAATTATGAATTTACTTCTCGAATTTCTAATATAGAACAATTTTTTTATAAATTAGACGAATATAAAAAATATAATGAACACCAACAAGGATTTTTTGATTTAGTTTTTAGTTTAAATAATAGTTGTTCATGTATAACATATTCAATGATAAATTTTTATTTAATGTCCCGACTACATATTACAGATTTAGAATTAAAATTACAATGTGAAGGCAGTCCAGTTATAACGTATCCTACTATTAATGACCTATTGGAAATAGATCATACCCATTGGACTACACATCAAGAAAATCATACTATGGACACAGTTAAAATTATACCTAAATATAATAAAGTAGATATTTTTATAGCTTTTACAGGTGCAATAGTTGACAGATATAAAAGGTATTATGAGTTACTGGATCCATTACTGAACTGTATTGATTTAGAGCAATACTATTCAGATATATTTACGCAAATATATGAAGTATTATTAGATGAAGAAAAACAAATAATATTAAATAACAAAAATGATAAATCATTAAATTTAGAATATTCTTCAACACACTTAAAACATAATAAAAAAATTATTAAAGAATTAGTAAAACATAATGGTTTATTATTAAAATATGCTTCTAATCGTTTAAAATATGACGTTTCAATTGTTACAAAAGCGATTAACCAAAATGGATTAGCTTTAGAATTTGCTTCTGATGATTTACAAAATAACTTTACAATTGTTAAAAAAGCAATTACTCAAAATGGGTTAGCTTTAGAATTTGCTTCTGATATTTTAAAAAATAACTCAACAATTGTTACGAAAGCAATTATACAAAATTGGACAGCTTTAAAATTTGCTTCTAATAATTTACAAAAGGATGGTATTATTGTTTTGGCGGCAGTTAAAAAAAATGGGTTAGCTTTAAAATTTGCTTCTGATAATTTACAAAACACATATTACTATGTTATGAAGGCAGTTATCCAAAATGGTTTAGCTTTAAAATTTGCTTCTAACATTTTACAAAACGATGATGACATTGTAATAGAAGCAGTTAAACAAAATGGATTAGCTTTAGAATTTGCTTCTAATATTTTACAAAACAATGGTGAAATTGTTATAGAAGCAGTTAAACAAAATGGATTAGCTTTAGAATTTGCTTCTGATGATTTACAAAACAATGGTGGTATTGTTATAGAAGCAGTTAAACAAAATGGATTAGCTTTAGAATTTGCTTCTAATATTTTACAAAACGACGATACTATTGTTAATGAAGCAGTTAAACAACTAAATTATCTGTAAAATTTGCTTCTGATAATTTAAAAAAAAAATATTCTTAAAAATAAAATTTATTATCTTTATCTTTTTATGATTTAAAAGTAATTATTATTTACAATAAAATTATAATAAACAATAATTCAAAATAATAATAAATATGTTCACAATAAAAGATATATTTTTATATAAATAATATTAATTAAATAATATTTTATTTATGGTTGTATCTACACAAAATAGTTTATGTAATATAATTCCTAATATAAATAAAAAAATTAAAATATTTATAAATGTTATATGATATTTAGAAAAAATAAATATTTGAAGTTTATATAGTATATATGCACCTAATATTGTAAATATCACATCTATAATTGCAATATTAAATAATCTATAACTATGAGTACCCGTATTTACTTGTCCAAATATATTTTTATATTTACATAACATATATTATAATTATTAAGATTTAAATATTTTTACTATTATTGTTATTTTCAGAGAAATTAAACGGCGTTTCAAAAAATTCAGAAAAATTATAAAATGATTTGCAAATCTTAAATTATAGCATCATCAGAGAAATTATACAAATTAAAAAAAAATAAAATAAACTACGTAGTTAAGTTTAATTTTTCTGAAAATAACAATAATTGGATGAAAAATTATCCTTATTTAATTTATTATAAAATAATAATCTTATATTAAAATAAACTTAACAAAGTTCCCATTTATTTTATAAATTGAATGAAGATATTTATTTATACAATATAATAATTATAATAAATATTAATTTACTCTAAATATATTTTTTAAAAATATTAACTTTATTATATAAATTAAAATAAAAAAAAATGATTTATATAATTATTAAACTTTATAGTTTTATAATTAATTATGTCTGATTTTATTGTCGCATTCGTTGGGTTGCCTTCATCTGGTAAATCATCAATTATAAATTCATTATGTTTTAAACGTATTCAACAAACAGGAATATGTAGAACTACAACAGAATTTAAATTAATTGATAATACATTAATTGACGATGCTAATAATAAATTTAAGGTTATTGATCTTCCAGGAATATGTGATTCTGAAGAAACTATTAAATCTTCTAGTGGAAATAATTTTAATGAGCTTACATATGCACATATTACAAATGCAACATTAATTATTTGGACTTCTGATATTAATAAAGCTTTTATAACTACTCATGAAGTAGAAGAATTTAATAAAATAAAAGAATATATAAAAGAAAGAACAGAATCATCAGGAACATTATATTATATTATTATTATGTTATCCAAATGTGATAAATTACATTCTACTAAAAAAGATAAAAAAAAATCCATAAAAAATAATAATGATGAAATAGAAGACTCAGATGAAGAAACTAATATAAATGATGTTATTGATAAAGTTAAACAAAAATTTCCTAATGATGTTATATTATTATTTAATGCATTTGGTAGATCATATCATAATAAAAAAAGTTCAGCAACTCTTAAAAAATTTATAGAAAAAACTTTTAATGGAATTCCAACAAATCATAATATTAAATTTGATATCAGTAATTATATGAAATATGAATTAGAACAACAAAAATTATATTATACTCATTTTTTGAAAAGTTTTGAAGATTATGTAAATGATAAAATTACAATTGATACAGTAAAAGAAAAATGGAATAAAGTTAATGACGAAGATAAATGTAAAATAATAACAGAATTATGTCAATTAAAAGAACTTGAAAAAAATATATTAACTTCTAGACATGTAAAAATATATGAATATATTATTATGGTTTGTGATATGAATAAAAAATATGAAACTAACTATTTTATAAATAAAATTTTAATATATATTTACATTTATTTGATATGTCATATAAGTTACCATTATATAAATAATAAAAATCCTGAAAAAATAAATTATGACTATAATCTCTTGGATCCTTCTACCTGTTATCATTATAGTCATCTATGTGCATTTACTAGTAAAATAATAAATATATATTATAAAAAATATGAAACCTCACAAAATATAGTTAAAATATTTATAAGTTTATGTCAACAATTTATACAACAATATAAACTAATGAGTTATTCTTTTCATAGTGATTTTATAGATTATTTAATATTTTCTCCACATATAACACAAATTACAGGTGTTATATTTTTATTGAAAATTTCTGATAGTTTTTGGGATATAGCTTTTCAACCAAGTTTTAAATTATCATTTAATAATATGATTAATAATAATATTTCAGATTTTCCAATGATTTTTAATAAATTAGAAAAATTTTTAAATAGTGGATTTATAAAAAAACTTAATGATTGTGATTATGATAAATATATAGAATTCTTAAAAGATATTATTGGTTGTGATTATACAATTTTATTGTATAAATTAAAAATAATAAAATTAATATTAAATAATCAAATATATTATGATAATGCAAACATTGCGTCAAATTCTTTTTATACTGTATATAAAGAATTAATGCATCCTAAAATTCCTTATCATAGAATTAAAAATAATACTGAATGTAATAATTTATTAGATGCATTTTGGACAAAAGTTTATAGTAATATAAAAATTGAATATAATAGTTCTTTATTTGAATATTTTGTTCCTATTAGTATTGAAGAATTATTATATAAAATTAATGATGATAAATAATATTATAATTTAGTAAATAATTTAGTAAATACAATATTATTTTATTTTTTATATGATTAATTATATAGAAAATAAAATAATTATTATTATTTGATTACAAATAATAAATTATTAATATATATTTATTACCTTCAATTTCATTTAATATTTATTATCAAGTTATTTAAAAATTAATAATTAAAAAAATGATTTATATAATTATTAAATTTTATAGTTTTATAATTAATTATGTCTGATTTTATTGTCGCGTTCGTTGGGTTGCCTTCATCTGGTAAATCATCAATAATAAATTCTTTATGTTTTAAACGTATCCAACAAACAGGAATATGTAGAACTACAACAGAATATAAATTAATTGATGATACATTAATTGACGATGCTAATAATAAATTTAAAGTTATTGATCTTCCAGGAATATGTGATTCTGAAGAAACTATTAAATCTTCTAAAGATTTTAATGAGCTTACATATGCACATATTACAAATGCAAATTTAATTATTTGGACTTCTGATATTAATAAAGCTTTTATAACTACTCATGAAGTTGAAGAATTTAATAATATAAAAGAATATATTAAAAAAAGAATAGAATCAACAGGAGAATTATATTATATTATTATTATGTTATCCAAATGTGATAAATTATATTCTATTAAAAAAGATAAAAAAAAATCTATAAAAAATAATAATGATGAAATAGAAGACTCAGATGAAGAAACTAATATAAATGATGTTATTGATAAAGTTAAACAAAAATTTCCTAATGATGTTATATTATTATTTAATGCATTTGGTAGATCATATCATAATAAAAACAGTTCAGAAACTCTTAAAAAATTTATAGAAAAAACTTTTAATGGAATTCCAACAAATCATAATATTAATTTTGATATTAGTAATTATACTAAAAAACATAATTTAGAACAACAAAAATTATATTATAATTATTTTTTGAAAAGTTTTGAAGATTTTGTTAATGATAAAATTACAATTGATATATTAAAAAAAAAATGGAATACAGTTAATGACAAAGATAAATATAAAATAATAACAGAATTATGTCAATTAAAAGAACTTGAAAAAAATATATTAACTTCTAGACATGTAAAAATATATGAATATATTATTATGATTTGTTATATTAATAAAAAATATGAAACGGACTATATTATAAATAAGATTTTAATATATATTTATATTTATTTGATATGTAATATAAGTATATATATTATAAATCCAAAAAAAATAGAATACAATTATTATACATTATCTAAGGATCATTTTAACAATAGCTGCTTTAAGTTTTATGAAAATGCAAATACTTATAAAATAATATATATATATACTGAAAGAGATTGTATATTTATAGATAAATTATTTATAAGTTTGTGTGATGAATTCGGTCAACTACTATGTAATCAATCTGATTTAATGGAGAGTGATTATGATTTGATAGATTATTTAATATTTTCTCCACATATAACACATATTACAGGTATTATATTTTTACTATCTATATATCGTGTTGAATTGGATGATATACCTGAAAAATCAAGTTTTAAATTATTATTTAATAATATGATTAATAATAATATTTCAGATTTTCCAATGATTTTTAATAAATTAGAAAAATATTTATTATATACTGGACTTATAACAAAACTTAATGATTGTGATTATGAAGAATATATAGAATTTTTAAAAAATATAACTAGTTGTGAAAATACTATTTTATTGTATAAATTAAAAATAATAAAATTAATATTAAATAATCAAATATATTATGATAATGCAAATATTGCGTCAAATCCTTTTTATGCTTTATATAAAGAATTAATGCATCCTAAAATTCCTTATCATAGACTCAAAAATAATACTGAATGTGATAATTTATTAAATGCATTTTGGTTAAAAGTTTATAGTAATATAAAAATTGAATATAATAGATCTATATTTGAATATTTTGCACCTATTAGTATTGAAGAATTATTATATAAAATTAATGATGATTAATAATAATTATTTTATTTTTAATATAATTATTAATAATTATGTAAAAAATAAAATAATTATTATATGTTTATTATTATATGATTACAAATATAAATAAATTATTAATATATATTTATTACCTCTATAATATTTAATCTTTATTATCAAGGTATTTAAAAATTAATAATTAAAAAATGAACCTATTACACTTGAAAATTAGAAAATAATAATTTAAATATCTAAAGTTTCTATTATTAGTTTAATAATGGATATGTTTATTATCATATGTTTTGTTAATATTTATTATAAATTATTTAAAAATTAATAATTAAAAAAATGAACATATTTATTATCACATTAATTAGAAACTAATAATAATTTAAATAAAGTTCTTAAAAAATAATAAAAAAATAATTTAATAATTAAGAAATCAATAATTATAACTCTTATAATAATACATATATATAAGAAATATAATAAATAAATTCTATACAATAATAAACATATCCAATATTATATTATTTTATAATCATTTACTCTAAATATATTTTTTAAAAATATTAACTTTTTTATATAAATAAATTAAAATAAAAAATGATTTATATAATTATTAAAATTTATAATTTTATAATTAATTATGTCTGATTTTATTGTCGCATTCGTTGGGTTGCCTTCATCTGGTAAATCATCAATAATAAATTCTTTATGTTTTAAACGTATCCAACAAACAGGAATATGTAGAACTACAACGGAATATAAATTAATTGATGATATATTAATTGATGATGCTAATAATAAATTTAAAGTTATTGATCTTCCAGGAATATGTGATTCTGAAGAAAATAGTAAATCTTCTAAAAAAACTGATTTTAATCTTCTTACGTATATCCATATTAAAAAAGCAAATTTAATTATTTGGACTTCTGATATTAATAAAGCTTTTATAACTACTCATGAAGTAGAAGAATTTAATAATATAAAAGAATATATAAAAGAAAGAGAAGAATCAACGGGAACATTATATTATATTATTATTATGTTATCCAAATGTGATAAATTATATTCTATTAAAAAAGAAAAAAAAGAATCTATAAAAAATAATAATGATGAAATAGAAGACTCAGATGAAGAAACTAATATAAATGATGTTATTGATAAAGTTAAACAAAAATTTCCTAATGATGTTATATTATTATTTAATGCATTTGGTAGATCATATCATAATAAAAATAGTTCAGCAACTCTTAAAAAATTTATAGAAAAAACTTTTAATGGAATTCCAACAAATCATAATATTAATTTTGATATTAGTAATTATACTAAAAAACATAATGTAGAACAACAAAAATTATATTATAATCATTTTTTGAAAAGATTTGAAGATTTTGTTAATGATAAAATTACAATTGATACATTAAAAGATAAATGGAATAAAGTTAATGACGAAGATAAATATAAAATAATAACAGAAATATGCCAATTAAAAGAACTTGAAAAAAATATATTAACTTCTAGACATGTAAAAATATATGAATATATTATTATGATTTGTTATATGAATAAAAAATATGAAACTGACTGTATTATAAATAAGATTTTAATATATATTTATATTTATTTGATATGTCAAATAAGTCAATATATTATAAATCCAGAAAAAATAGAATACGAGTATGATAATTTATCTATGGATTATTTTACCCACAATAGTTATAGTTCATTTGTGAGTGATGCAAATACTAATAAAATAATAAATATATATATTATAAGATATCAATGTATATTTATAGATCAATTATTTATAAGTTTGTGTAATGAATTTAGTCAACTAATAAGTAATCAATATGATTTAATGATCAATAATTCATATATTGATTTGATAGATTATTTAATATTTTCTCCACATATAACACAAATTACAGGTATTGTATTTTTACTATCTATATATCATTATGAATTATCAAGTATATCTAATAATTCACATTTTAAATTATTATTTAATAATATGATTAATAATAATATTTCAGATTTTCCAATGATTTTTAATAAATTTGAAAAATTTTTAAATAGTGGATATATAACAAAACTTAATGATTGTAGTTATGATAAATATATAGAATTCTTAAAAGATATTATCAAGTGTGATTATACAATTTTATTGTATAAATTAAAAATAATAAAATTAATATTAAATAATAAAATATATTATGATATTACAAATATTGAGTCAAATCCTTTTTATGCTATATATAAAGAATTAATGCATCCAACAATTCATTATCATAGAATTAAAAATAATACTGAATGTGATAATTTATTAGATGCATTTTGGATAAAAGTTTATAGTAATATAAAAATTAAATATAATAGTTCTTTATTTGAGTATTTTGTTCCTATTAGTATAGAAGAATTATTATATAAAATTAATGATGATTAATAATAATTATATGTTTATTATCATATGATTACAAATATTAATAAATAATAAATTTTTAATATATATTTATTCTATTTCTTTTACTGTTTATTATCAAGTTATTTAAAAATTAATAATAAATAAATCTATTTAACTTTATAGAAAATTACCAAATAATAATTAAAATTTCTATTATTTAAATTATTAGTTTTAATAATATATATGTTTATTATCATATATTTTATTTACTGTTTATAATCAGTTTATTTAAAAATTAATAATTAAAAAATAAACATATTTATTATAACTTTTGAAAATTAAAAACTATAAATAAATTGTGCTTCCATATATGTTTATTATTATAATTAGCCCATCTTATAAAATTAGTTTTTGTGTATTATTAATTTACGAGAACTTCGTTTATTCCATAAAATTATAGGGATTTTTGTTAATTACAATTATTTAAATTATTATTTTAGAACGTAGTTTAATTTTTAAATAAACTAATAATAAACAGTAAAAGAAATAGACGATAATAAACATGTTCATAATTTAAATAAGTTAATAATAAATATATATAAGAAGCATAATTTAATTAAGTTATAATAAATAAATACTTCTAATTATAACATCCAATATTATAATGTTTCATATTTATTCACATAAAATATATTTTTAGAAAATAATTAATTTATTATAATAAAGACATATTTATTATCAATTTATTTAAAAATTAAATATTACAAATAATTTGAATAATTGAGGTTTCTATATTTAATGGAAATTTATTTATTGATTTGTAATTTTTAATTTAAATAATCTAAATTATTATTAAAACTAATAATTTATATAATAATAATCATATATAGGAAGCACACAATTATTTATAAGAATTTTATTTATTATTTCAATAAGGTTATAATAAACAATGTTCTGAACACATAATAATAAATATGTTCTAAATTAAAATATAAAAAATGATATATATAATTATAAAAATTTATAGTTTTATAATTAATTATGTCTGATTTTATTGTCGCATTCATTGGGTTGCCTTCATCTGGTAAATCATCAATAATAAATTCTTTATGTTTTAAACGTATCCAACAAACAGGAATATGTAGAACTACAACAGAATGTAAATTAATAGATGATACATTAATTGACGATGCTAATAATAAATTTAAAGTTATTGATTTTCCAGGAATATGTGATTCTGAAGAAACTATTAAATCTTCTAATGAAAAAGATTTTAATAAGCTTACGTATGCACATATTACATATGCACATTTAATTATTTGGACTTCTGATATTAATAAAGCTTTTATAACTACTCATGAAGTTGAAGAATTTAATAATATAAAAAAATATATAAAAGAAAGAGAAGAATCAACAGGAGACTTATATTATATTATTATTATGTTATCCAAATGTGATAAATTATATTCTATTAAAAAAGAAAAAAAAGAATCTATAAAAAATAATAATGATGAAATAGAAGACTCAGATGAAGATACTAATATAAATGATGTTATTGATAAAGTTAAACAAAAATTTCCTAATGATGTTATATTATTATTTAATGCATTTGGTAGATCATATCATAATAAAAAAAGTTCAGCAACTCTTAAAAATTTTATAGAAAAAACTTTTAATGGAATTCCAACAAATCATAATATTAAATTTGATATCAGTAATTATATGAAATTTGAATTAGAACAACAAAAATTATATTATAATCATTTTTTGAAAAGTTTTGAAAATTTTGTTAATGATAAAATTACAATTGATACATTAAAAGAAAAATGGAATAAAGTTAATGACAAAGATAAATATACAATAATAACAGAAATATGTCAATTAAAAGAACTTGAGAAAAATATATTAACTTCTAGACATGTAAAAATATATGAATATATTATTATGATTTGTGATGTGAATAAAGAATATGAAACTGACTATATTATAAATAAGATTTTAATATATATTTATATTTATTTGATATGTAATATAAGTCAATATATTATAAATCCAGAAAAAATAGAATACGAGTATGATAAATTATCTATGGATCATTTTAACAGCAGTTATAATTTATTTGTGAGTGATGCAAATGCAAATTGTAGTAAAATAACAAATATATATATTAAAAAATACAAAAAATTACAAAATCTAGATAAAATATTTATAAGTTTATGTGATGTTTTTTGTCGACTATTATGTAATCAATATTATTTAATGGCAAATGATTCATATATTGATTTGATAGATTATTTAATATTTTCTCCACATATAACACACATTACAGGTATTATATTTTTACTATCTATATATCGTTGTGAATTGGATGGTATACCTGAAAAATCAAGTTTTAAATTATTATTTAATAATATGATTAATAATAATATTTCAGATTTTCCAATGATTTTTAATAAATTAGAAAAATTTTTATTATATACCGGACTTATAACAAAACTTAATGATTGTAATTATGATGAATATATAGAATTTTTAAAAAATATAACTAGTTGTGAAAATACTATTTTATTGTATAAATTAAAAATAATAAAATTAATATTAAATAATAAAATATATTATGATATTACAAATATTGGGTCAAATCCTTTTTATGCTATATATAAAGAATTAATGCATCCAACAATTCATTATCATAGAATTAAAAATAATACTGAATGTGATAATTTATTAGATGCATTTTGGATAAAAGTTTATAGTAATATAAAAATTGAATATAATAGATCTATATTTGAATATTTTGTGCCTATCAGTATTGAAGAATTATTATATAAAATTATTGATGAAGAAGATGATGAGGATGAAGATTAATAATATTATAATTTACAAAATACAATATTATAGGATATATTTATTATCATTTGATTACAAATATTAATAAATAATAAGTTTTCCATATATGTTTACATAAATATATTTATCTTCTGTTTTATTTACGGTTTAACAAATTATTTTAAAAAAGGTTTCTATTATTTTATTTTAAATTATATGTTTTAATAATGGATATGTTTATTATCATATGTTTTTTTACTGTTATTATCAGTTTAAAATTAATAATTTAAAAATGAACATATTTATTATAACTTTATAATAAAAAAACTTATAATTTAAATAATTAGAATTCATATTATTTTATTTAAATTATAAGTTTTAATAGTGGACATAATTATTATTACATTATTTAAAAATTAAAAAAAATATTTTATTAATTTTTTATGAACATGTTTATTATTGTTAGTTATGATAGCGTTTATTATAACCTTAAATTATAAACAAAGTTAACAAAGTTCCCAAAATATTAATAAAACTAATTATTGCCCGCCGCTGTGGATTCATCAAATATAATTAAATTAATTATTTTTATTGAAAATAAACAAAGTTCTCATAATTAATATTAATTTAAATAATAATTAGAAGCTTTAAATTATAAACGAAGTTAACGAAGTTCCCAAAATATTAATAAAATTAATTATTACCCGCCGCTGTGGATTCATCAAATATAATTAAATTAATTATTTTTATTGAAAACACATAATTAATATTAATTAAAATAATAATTAGAAGCTTTAAATTATAAACAAAGTTAACGAAGTTCCCAAAATAATAATAAAACTAATTATTGCCCGCCGCTGTGGATTCATCAAACATAATTATTGCTATTTTCAGAGAAATTATAAAAATTTCAGAAAAATTATAATTAAAATAATTTTTTAAATCATAATTAAAATAATTTTTTAAACCATAAATTAAAATATTTTAAGAACTTCGTTAACTTATTTTATTTTTTTTTAATTTTTTATAAATTCTATAAGGATAAACGAAGTTTCAATAATTAAAGATTTATAATTTTTCTGAAATTTTTATAATTTCTTTGAAAATAACAATAATATTAATTAAAATAATATTTAGAAGCTTTAAATTATAAACGAAGTTCCAAAAATAATAATAACATTAATATTGCCTGCCGTGGTGAATTCATCAAACATAATTAAATTAATTATTTTTATTGAAAACACATAATTAATATTAATTAAAATAATAATTAGAAGCTTAAAATTATAAAAGAAGTTAACGAAGTTCCCAAAAATATTAATAAAACTAATTAGTGCCCGGCGCTGTGGATTCATCAAACATAATTAAATTAATTATTATATTGGGAACTTCGTTTATTTTCAGAGAAATTATAAAATTTTTGAAAAAATATGAAATTAATTTAAATTCTAAATTAAAATATTTTATAATTTTTCTGAAAATAGCAATAATTGAAAACATATAATTAATATTAATTTAAATAATAATTAGAAGCTTTAAATTATAAATGAAGTTAACGAAGTTCCCAAAAATATTAATAAAACTAACTTTTGCTCGCCTCTGTGGATTCATCAAACATAATTAAATTAATTATTTTTATTGAAAACACATAATTAATATTAATTAAAATAATAATTAGAAGCTTTAAATTATAAACGAAGTTAACGAAGTTCCCAAAATATTAATAAAACTAAATTTTGCCCGCCTCTGTGGATTCATCAAATATAATTAAATTAATTATTTTAATTGAAAACACATAATTAATATTAATTAAAATAATATTTAGAAGCTTTAAATTATAAACGAAGTTAACGAAGTTCCCAAAATATTAATAAAACTTATTGCCTGCCGCTGTGGATTCATCAAACATAATTAAATTAATTATTTTTATTGAAAACACATAATTAAATTATTAATTAAAATAATAATTAGAAGCTTTAAATTATAAACGAGGTTCAAAAAATATTAATAAAACTAATTATTGCCCGCCGCAATAGATTTATCAAATATAATTATTGCTATTTTCAAAGAAAATTTTATAATTTATTTAAAAATAATAATAATTATTTAATTATTGCTATTTTCAGAAAAATTATAAAATTTTCAGAAAAATTAAACTAAACTACGTTCCGTTCCAAAATAATTTTTTAAACCATAAATTAAAATATTTTGGGAACTTCGTTAACTTATTTTATTTTTTTTTAAATATTTTATAATTTCTATGGGGATGCAATAATTAAAGATTTATAAATTTTTTATAATTTTTCTGAAATTTTTATAATTTCTCTGAAAATAACAATAATTAAAATAATAATTAGATGTTTTAAAATATAAACGAAGTTAACGAAGTTCCCAAAAATAATAATAAAACTAATTATTGCCTATGTGGTAGTTTTATTAAAAATAACTAAAATAATTATTTTAATTGAAAATAAACGAAGTTAACGAAGTTAACAAAGTTCCCATAATTAATATTATTGCTATTTTCAGAAAAAATTAAACTGCATTCCAAAAATTTTAGAAAAAATAAATTACATTCCTAAAAGAATTTTATAAACTATAATATAATAATATTTTAGATTTATGAATAATCAATTATTTAAAATTGCTAGAATAATGTATTAGATTTAGAATAATAATTAGTTTCCCGGGAAAATAAACATAGTTTGTATAATAATATTATAAATTTATAAATAATCAATTATTTAAAATTATCTAGAATAATAATTATTTTAATTTATATGGAAAATAAACAAAATTTCCATAAATAATAGTTTGTAGAACAATAATTATTTATGAATAATTAATTTATCTGAAAATAACAATATTTAAAATAATAATTAGAGTTTGTAGGGAAAATAAACGAAGTTCTTATAAATAATAGTTTATAGAATAATAATTAGATTTATGAATAATCAATTATTTAGAATAATAATTAGTTTGTCCAGAAAATATATTATAAATTATGAATAATTAATTATTTAAAATTGCTAGAATAATAATTATTTTAGTTTGCCGGAAAAATAAAAGAAGTTCCTATAAATTTATAAATTTAATAGTTTGTATAATAATATTATAGATTTATGAATAATTAATTATTT